ATAATATCTACCTTGGCCTTTTGGCACACAAACTTTTAATTTGTCGTCAAATCTAAATCCTTCAGGACATTTTTTCTGTGCCATCAAGTTCATAAATTTTTGAAAACCTATCATATTCTTTTCTTTGCCTGTATTTCTTTTGCTATCCATTGTTTAGCAATGTAATTATCTGGTTTAGCCATCAATCTACTTCTAATAAATTTAGCAGCTTGATTCATAGTAGAAGTTACTAATTCTTTTTCACTTCTATTATTATCTAAAATTAACATTTTGTTAGGGCTAAAAATTCTTTGAAACTGTCCTATGTTTTGTTGAACACCATTCCAACTATTCTTTACAATATATTCTGGTATTGATCTACTTCTTGTTTTATTTCTTTCTAATGCCACATCTAAACTAGTATTTACAAATATCATATAACAATCATATCCAATATTTGTAAGCATAGCGTGTTGTCTTTGTATAACATTTTTATCTCTTCCTGTAGCGTCTATAACTAAACCTAATCTACCTTGAACATAAGTGTCTAAAATTGTACCTGCTGTACTTTTAGCTCTTTGTCTTATGATGTTTCTAAAATATTCTTCTTCATCTGGCATTTTTAAAGACAAGTTTGCCTTTTTCAAACCTCTTTCAAATACATTATCAGAGTTTACAACTTTTAGTCCTGTGCCAGCAAATGCTGTTTGTGTTACAAAAGTTTTACCAGAGCCAGGACCACCTGCTAAAAAGAAGGCCTTAAATATACCTGGATCGTAAACACCTTCAGCTAATATTTGATTTAATTTTTTCATATTAATGTGGACTTCCAACTGCTGAACCAAAGGCATTGCCAGAGGTTTCTAATGTTTGATCTGGTTTTTTTTCAACAACAATACTATCACCATTATCGTGTAATACTAAAGTACCAATTGTTGTTGAGCCTTCTTTTAATGTAATTGTGTTATTAGCTGATGTTGTTTGTATTCTAACAAAATGAGCTCTGTCAAACGTACTAGCACTAATTGTTTCATTACCTGTTGAAGTGCCTTTAATTATTACCGTACCTTGATATCCGCCAGCTGCCATTATCCTTTAACCCAATCTTTCTCTGCTGTAAAGTTTGCTCTACTAAACTCTAATCTATCAACTAATTTTACAGCACCAGCAGCTCTATCTACTGCTACAAATCCTTCAGGTGCTGTTACTTTATAACCATTTGGTGTTCTTAAAAAATGACCAATACTTTGTATTTCACTTAACTTACTCACTAAAAAGTTTTTAGCGTTTTGTAAAGTAACGTGTGAAGCTATAGCAAAGTATAGACTATTTTTATTTCTATTAATAAAGTTCATATTTGTTTTTAATAAGTCTTTATATTTTTGTTTACCACTTTCTGTTTTTCTGGCGTTTATTTCTGATTGTAAAAAGTTTTCATAATACTCAGCAAACATTTCAACAAGTGTTTTTACTTTTGCCATATGGCCGCTTGTGTTTCTAATGTAGTGATTGAAAAATGCTTTTAATCTAAAGCCAACTGATAAACTATCTGACACATTCATAGTATCTAACATAGGACCTGCTTTTAATAAAGAGCCTTCAGCCATTCTAATTCTAGCGTCAAAAGTTGATAATTCTGATTTTGTTAATTTAGCGGAGCCGCTTACATCTCTGTAAGCAGCGTCAGCTAAAAACACGGAAGATATTCCTGAACGGCCTGATACCGTCCCGAAACCTGCTTTTAAACTTTTCATTGTTTTGCCTGAATAAGAAGTATGAAATACAATACCCATTCTTGCTCTTCTTATTCTTTTACCTATATTTGAATTTACAGGTACAGCATACGTAATTGTATTAGGTGTAAAAGTTATCATATTCTCACCATCAATATTATCAGTTTTTAAATCTGATTTTGAGAATAAAAAATCACCTTGTAAAATGCCAGATATGTTTAGTTTTGCTAGTTCTCTTAAAGCTATTGAAAGTTTGTTTGCTAATTCACCACTATGATTTCTTCTAATATCACCTGTTGTATAATTAATTTTAGGGTTTACATTAAATACAGATTTTGTACCGACAAAAAACTTGCCGTTTTCTGGATTGATGCCACAAATAATAGCTGGTGCTCCGTCCCATTTGACGGACATATTGACTTTCTTGCCTGAAGAACCGGCAAGCATATTTCGTACTGACTTTAAGAAGTTAATAGCATTACGACCACCTTTTGATCCACGATTAATAATATCGTCTTCCAGGTGTTCTAAATGAGTATTCTTCTCCTTTGTAAAAAATCCTTTAAAACTAAACATTTTTCTCTCATTTTTCCCATAACTATAATCACGTTGTCCATATAAATCAATTGTTTATTATATTTATATAATTAAACTCTTGTCCAAAGAAACTTTGGTATACCACCATTGACTTGCCAAACCTTATTTTTATTTTGAAATTTGACTAATTTGTGAGCGTCTTCTTCAAAAAAATATTCAGCGACCACATTTTTGGTTGGTTTTTCTATGACTTGCCAGTAAATATTCTTCTTCTTTTTTATCATTTTTTTAGTATATGATAAAGTAAATTGATGAGTGCCTGGCCTTTTATCACCCTTATGAAATCTTACCTTTTGTTTTTTAGGCATTATAATATTTTCATATCCCAACTAATTATTCTTTTTATTTTAGTTTCTTTGCTAGGCTCTGTAAAATGTCTAACAAATTTTGGTACTACAACAATCATTCCCTCTGAAACTGGATATGGGTAGTAGATTGTTCTATCCGAATACCAATCATTCCAAGGTTGTAAGTATTGTGTAACTGGTGCCTTTTTAGGCATATTTAAATATAATATTCCAGATAGTCCTGTTGAACCGTGATCGTGCGGTGTATGATAATCACCTTTTTTATAAGACACAGACCATATATCTTCTATCTGAATATCTTTTTTTATTTTTTGTGATAACATATTTAATTCATCACCACAAATTTCAGAAAAAGCCTCAGCAAAACCACTTCTATCTTTTTGCCTATTTGTAGCAAAAGTTTGTATGCCGTGTTTTCTTTCTGGAAATGACTTTACTAATTGTTCTAATTGTTTTTTCTTTTTAGAAAAATTTAAACAAGGTAAAGTCCACATTGGTATTGTAAATAAACTACCTGGTATCATTGTATCTCCTTTTTATCTCTTTTGTATTCTAAACCTAATTTACTATACACTTCGTCTATCGTATCTTCTACGTGCCAAAAGTTATCTTTTGTCCACAATGCCACCTTTTTACCAGCTGTCAAATCTTCATAAACAGATATTATGTGATCTGTATTAATTAATATCGGCTGGCCTTCATATGGTGGATTAGCATTTTTAAATGTTACAAATTTTGCCATATTATCTCCTATAATTTAAAGTCTGAAAACTTTTCATACGCCATCTCTGGTGTAGGATAATTTTCTTCTTCTTTTGTTTGGTTTTTATCTACTATATTTTGTGCTACATTTTCCACATCATATAATCTCATTTTTGCTCTATCAACACCAACAATAAATGCTCTATTTAGTGCTGGGTCGTTATATCTATTTTTTAGTTGTTTTACTTTCATCTGACCTAAAGACTCTAGTTCTTCATTTGACATAAGAGCAAACATAAAGTCAGCAGTTGCTGGTAGTCCAAAACTTTCAGACGTATCTTCTAAACCAATATCTGTTGATACGTAACCTGTTCTTGTTGTTTGTGTGGCGCTAAAAATTGGTACATTGTGTTCTACGGCCAAACCTCTTAATTCTTCAGCGATTGCCTTAATATAAAAGTAAGATGATATGTTACCACCTTTAAATCTACTTGAAGCACATATGTTTAGATAATCTATAAACACTACATCTGGTTTAAAACTTTTCTTTAGTGCCAATTCATTTATCAAAGATTTAAAATGACCACTATGAGCAGAAGCAGTTGGATATTCTTTGATAATTAATTTACCTGATGTTTTTGTTCTTAACTTATTCATCTTATCATCATATAATTGTTTTGGCATATCGTGTAAATCATCAATAGTAACATCTAATAAGTTAGCGTCTATTCTTTCAGCAATTCTTTCTTCAGCCATTTCTAAAGTTATATACAAAACATTTTGGCCTTCATTTAAAAAATGACTAGCACAATGACACATAAACAAAGATTTACCAACACCTGTTCCAGCAAGAGCAATATTTAAAGTTTTTGCTGGCACACCACCTTTTGTAATTCTATTAAAAAAAGATAAGTCAAAAGGATATCTTTTTTCTTTTGTGTGATACCATTCAAATCTATTTTCAGCGTCACCAATATAATCGTGCCCTATATGATTATCAAAACTTACAGCTAACGCCTCACTTAATATACTTGGTATGGCCTCTGGTTGTTTTTGTTTATCTTTACCATCTAATATCTTAATACCTGATAGTACAGCATTGTGTACAGCACGATCTTTACAAAATCTTTCTGTTGTATCTAACAACCATTGTAAATCTGTTTCGTCATTTGATAGAGAAGATATTAGTTCTTTAATAAGTTTTAGTTCATCATCATTTATATCCTTACGCCTATTAAGTTCAATAAGTATAGTTTCTTTTGTAGGTAAATTTTTATATTTTTCTACAAAGGCATAAACTTCTTCATATAATAACTTTTCAACTCTATTTGTAAAATATTCTGACTTTACAAAAGGTAAAGCCTTTCTAGTAAACTCCTCATTAAAAAAGAAGTTTCTTAATATTGTTATTTCTATTCTTTCGTTATTATTCAAATAAGACTTTTCCATTTTTTAACTGTTCTTCCATCACCTCTATTAATATATCGCCAATATAGTTTCTAAACTCTGTTGAATTAATATCTTCTTTATTAGGATTAGTCATAATATCATAAGTAAACTTTAATGGCAACTGACCATCAGCATTTTCAGTTTCAGATATTTTAACATTATTGTACTTATAGATTATGCCTTCGTATTGGCCATCTAATATTTTAATACAACTAAAATCATCACCTTGCCGTTGAGCAAAGCCATATCTTTTATTCTTCGTCTGATCCGTAGGAGAATTTTCTTTTGGCGTATTCATCAATCTTGTTTAATACCTCTTTTGTAAAATATTTTTCAGGCTCTGTGTTGATTGACTTACCAAAAACTTTAGAACCATCAGGCATTTCATATCTTGTAGATACTTTTTTGAACACACCTGCTTGTTCGCCTAGTTCTAACAAGCCATAATACTTGTCTAAACCTTGTTTATAAGTTAGTCTTACATCAATTTGAGCATTTTCTTTTGTTAACCTTGACTTGTAATTTTTACAATGAATAATATTACCAACTACCTCTGTGCCGTCTTTTTCTTTTCGTTTACCTAGGTAGATGATTGATGAAGCAGCGTATTTCAAACCTGAACCGCCACCCATTTCTTTTTGTGGAAACATAGAACCAATAACATCATAAGTGTGATTGGTCATTATCATAGGTATATTTGCTTTACCTAATTTAAGTGTTAAAACTCTGAAAGTAGATTTGACAATTTGTGACCTTGTCATATCTCTTGTTTCTTTACCAGCAGCCGTATCTTCCATTTCTTTTGTAGTAGATAACATACCTAAACTATCTAATACAAACATTAAAGGTTTTCTTTTATCTTCTGGTTGTTCTAAATATTTGTCTATAATTTTTATTGATTGTGCTCTAAACTCTTGTACCGTAGCAACTGGCACTATCACCATTCTTTTACTATCTACACCACGGCCTTCAATCATCTCTTTTGAGATGGCGCTTTCTGACTCAAAGTAAATAACACCAGCGTCTTTATCTGTATCTAAAAAGTGTTTACAAATACCTAAAGCGAAAAATGTTTTACCTGTAGCGGCCTCACCAGCGATTGCTGTAATTTTGTTTCCAGGCATACCACCATATATACTGCCTGATAGTAGAGCATTAAATGAATACGAACCTGTGTCTATAAAACTTGTTACGTCAGCGCTATCAACACCCTCACTAACAAGCGTGGCATATTCATTTCCTGTCTCTTTGATTATATCTTTTAGAAAATTACTCATATCAATTTCTCCATAAATTTATTGTTAATATTATATATCATTGTATTCATAATGTCAAGTCCCATTGGTACTTATATTAAAATTTAAGATACATCTCACATCTTTTTTTGGTTGTTCAGCTGTGTGCCAATATAGGCCATCAAATATCACAACTCTACCTTGTTTTGGTGTTATTCTTTTTAATTCTTTTACATCTTCAAAAAAAGGCACATCACCCTCTTTTTCTGTTTTATAATCATATATTATTGTGTCGCCATCACTATCACACACATAATATAGATACACCAAGTGTGGTTCAAATCTATCTAAATGTGGTGTATCAACACCTGTGCCAGCAAAATCTATATTTAAAGGCAGTTGTAAAAAAGACCTAGCTTCTAATATCTCACCTTTTTTGTTTATTTTTTTATTACAATTATCAACCACTTGTTTAACACTTTTATGTATAATATCTTTATCGAATACGTGTTTAAAACCTGGTCGTCTTTGGTGTTGATTATTTGCTATTGAAACATCATCTACATATTGATGATACGTCTCATTAAAAATTTGGTGTTTAATTATTTCTTGGTCAAATATATCTACAATATCATCAAATACTTTTATCATTCTTTTTTGCTCTCAATACAACTGGCCTACCTGTTTTTGGTTTTTCCCAAGGCAACTCTAATTTAGGCATATTGGCTGGACCTTCCCATTCAAACCTTAATTTAGGGTCTTCAGGTACCCAACCTTTTCTTGGCTCCTCATAATCTTCAGGCTTTACTCTTTGCCATAGTAAATCTTTCATTTGATCTAAACCTACCATACCAAAGTCATTATAAACTCTACCCTCAAAATTATCTGCCATCATAAAAACCACTTCTTTATTGTAGGCAATTTTTCTTTGATAGTCCCAATATTCTTTTAAATCTTTATATTCTGCTTTTGTAATCATCTGATAATTTCTATTTGAGCATTCGGTGACCATATTTCAAGTTCTTTCCTCATTCTATTATCTGATTTAAGATTATTATATCTATTGGTCGCTTTCTTTTTCCACCACTCT